TGCAGGCGCAGCAGCCATAGGTGCTTGACGCTGTAAGTTAAGAAGGTCTTGACCTTCACCATACTTGCCACCAGCCATGTACTTGGCAGCCTGTGTAGGGTTGCCATCGGTACGCTGTGACAATGCACCGGGACCGGAAACGGAAGCAGGATTAGTTGGCTTGCGGTATCCACCTTTAGGCATCGTCATCCTCGCTTTCATCTTCTACTGTTTCATAAATTTCATTAGCAATTGCGTAATTCAGTAAGCCTTCATGTCGCCATGCGGGGCTTCCTTCATCTGTTATTGTTAAAATGACATACTCGCCACTGGAGTTGACCCATTCTGATACAAGAACAAATGATGTATTCATTGCTCCATCAACATCAACAAAATCTTTAGATAGTTGTTGGAGAAAGTTTTTTACATCTTCTCTGGAATCTTTTACATATCCCATTACTGACCCATTAACTTACCAAGTAAGTCTTGAGGTGATGCTGGCACATTTCCGCCTACCGGAGCCTGCTCAGGAGCAGCACCGGGCTGAACGGGAGCACCCGGTTGTTGCTGAGTGGATTCAGTTGCCTGCTCAACTGGAGTCTCAACGGTAGGGGAAGTTTCTTCTGGTTTAAACGCTGCCGCTACAGCATCTTCAATAGCGGCACCATTTTTTCTATTTAAAATAACTTGAGAAATCTTTTGCACAATAGGCAACGGATTTTGACCCTGAGAAGCTAACTGCGGAATAGCAGTAGCAATAGCGGAAACAGATTGAGTTAAAGTATCGCGCATCTTTTCAATATCAATACGCTTACGCTCTTCAAGAATGTTCATTGACCAAGGCAACTCTTGCATAATGAATTCACGTGACACAAGGTTAGCTTGCAATGCTTGAAGGCTAAAGATGAGAGCACGGCTAGGGTCAAGTCCAGCCATAAGACCATAGCGAACTGCTACAGCATAGTTACCCTTAATGTCTTTGCCCGGGTCGTATTTAATTTCATATGATGCACCTTGGTGCACACCATTGCTTGTCTTTTCTCCGGGGAAAAGTTTTTCATCCATTTCAAGGCAAAGAGATGAAACAGCTTCAAGTGTTTCAGAAAGAATCTGCTGACCAGCTTTAATTTGTGTATCAAAACCACCAAGAAGTGCTTGCACACCTTGACCAGTAATGATGCTTGCATCCATGACACCGGAGCGACCCTCTGGGTAGCGGGCACCCATGCGCATTTCATTTTGCAACTGCTGTTGCTCAGTGAATGCGCCGGTAGGAAGTTCAAGTGCAACACGGCGAACACCCTGCGGGTTGTTAGTGCGGATAATAGCGTCAGGACCGACAGGGAATTCTTGAATATCATTTGGAACAACCAATGGTGCCTGTACTGATTTTTCAGCCGCTTCCATTGCAAGAATAGAAAAACGAGCACGAGTAAGCTGTACCCACAGCACATCATCAAACTGTCCACGCGGGTCGTCCGGTTCAATGCCGGGGCGACGGGCAATAGCAACCATAGGTTTACCCATTGGGTTTTCTACTGCATTAAGAACTAAATTGTTGCGGTCAGGCAAATACAGGACAACAACTTCATCGTCCTCATACCGCACCATTGACAAACCCTGCTCAGGGTTAACATTCTGCCAACCCCACTTACCAACAATTTGAGTTTCATACTCAGGGTAATCTAAAACAAGTTCACGAATAGTTTTCTTGTAAATTTTAGTATAAGACTTGAGGCGACCCCAACGGTCAAACTCTGGGTATGCGCTTAATGGGTTGTCAATACGAATGCGTGGCATTCGCATGTCAATGTCAGCTTCAATAACAAACGGCAGGAACCCGTACGACAAATACCAGTCGGCACCTGTGTACATTTGTGACTGCATGTTTGAGAACTGCATGTAGTTGTTGACAATCATGGTGCGTTTTTCTAAACGCTTCTTTTCTGCTTCAGAGTTTACATTCTGAGTAATGCAGTTGAAGGAAGGAAGCGGTGCAAGAATCTCTGCCATGTCGCGGGCGGCAACATCAACAAAGTTTGCAATCATGGGCTTGCTGAAGCCCTCAGGGAAAAAGTCAGGGTAGACGGTATTGATTTGTCCACGACGAACAGCAAGGATGTCGTTCATGCGGGCATCACGGTTATGGTAGTGCTTCTTAAGCGAGTCTACCTTCCCGGCAATGTAATCAATGTCCACAGTCTATCCTTACATGTAGATGATGTTTTGTTCGTATGCTAACTCGTCTAAGTTAACAATTCCTTGCTGCGACCTGTTGCGCATAGTGGCAAAAGGATTATTGCTGTGTGTTTGTCTAAAATTGTTTTGTGTAATAAGTTCTCGTGCACGGATTTCACAAAACCATAAAGCCATCACACAGTCAGTTGGTCCTTTAGTATCAGCCTTCCAAGTGATAAGCTGATTAACTAAAGCACGAACATGCTCATTGTTGTTAGCTGGTAATTCTAAAAGTCCATCTTCTTGTGCCTTGCCGTCACGCATACTACCAAACAGCATAGACATGGAAGCTACACCAAAACTAGTATCCCATTTATTTTTACCAGTGAAGTGTTCGCTAAATCTCACTCCCTGATTGGCGAGCCACTGACGCAAATCTTCGTCCAATGCAAATGCCTTTTGAAAGGCGTTAATCTCGATACGGATTTCGATGGGACGGTAGCGTTGTACCCAGTCTTCAATCAGGGAGCGAATCTTGCCCGGTGTCGGGTCAATCATGTTAAAGACATCTAAGACCATACGCTCACCCGTGTTGCGTTCAACAGCGTACATGACGGCTGCGGTCTTACCTGTCATAGCGGGGTCTAGTCCCATGATGGTTAACCACTCACCACCATTAGGGTGCCCACGCTGACCAAAAGCTAATGGTCCACATGTTCTAGCACGGTTAATGCTAGCCATGATAAGTGCAGGTGGAAAGACGGCATCTTCTTCCACATCCTGCTGCTGATACACTAAAGCCCATGTGGAGGGGGCAACCTCGGAACGACGCATAGATAAAGTTGGACCATCCCACTTAGGGTAAAGCCCATCCTCATCCGGGTCTATGTCTTCGTCCCCATCCCACGGGTAGTCTGACTTGGGCCATAGGGTCACCCAGTTCTTAGAGTCCTCATACGACTCAAGGACTGCTGGCATGGCAAGAACCGTGAACGGAACATTGCCACCGGACCAGTGGTCAGGGTTGCGTAGTTCACGATACAAGTCGTTTGATGCTACGCGGGTACCGGCAATAAGAAGTTTGCCGTTTTTACCAAGACGGGTGATGACCATCTTCTGCAACCAGTTTAGTTGTTTTTCCCACTCGTGCGCGTTGGTAGTGGTCACCACGTCATCTAGGATAATGAGGTCAGCACGAGTACCATAAATCTGCTGCCCCATACCAATGGCTTGAACCGTAGGGTCCTTTTCACCAGAGGTACGCTTAAGGTAAATCCGGTCCTGTGACCATTGGTCAGAAGTTGCCTCCCAACCTTCGGCTGGTCCAAAGACCTGCTGGAGCTTAATCCACGGCTCCTCAGTCAACCGTTGCTTGATAGAGTAAAGGAACTCCTTGGCACGGGTCTGCGTCTGGGACACAATAACGATTCGGACATTCGGGTCCATACAGATACGATAGGTGGCGTAGCCAACCGTTAGTACCGTAGACTTGGCATGTTCCGGAGGAACGTTCACAAGTAGACGGTTAGGGTTACCCGGCTCATAGGTCATAGCCTCATGCAACCACGACGGCTCCCGACCCTCCAACACATCAATCCACGACTGATGGTGAGGAAACACCCTAAGCTTTAAAAACTCTTCAGAAAAAGTTTGGTAGTCAATACCCCCACTGACACGGCTAGCTGAAGCAAGTAACTCCTTGCCTTCGGCTAAAGCAGATTCCAAATCGGCTGCAAACTTAACATCAACCAGCCAATCACGAAATGTCCGTTCTGCCCGTTTAATAGTTCTAAGGGCAGTCTGGGTATCCATACCAGATTTAACTAATTCTAACAACTTAGATTTGTCTTGAGCAGTACGGACTCGGCTATGGTGTTCATCACCACTCTTAGCAGCCATACCACTCCAACCTAAGAATATAACAAAATAAATAAAACATAAATACCAACTAATAATGCCGCCCCCAAAGGGCGGTATATTAATTAGGCGATAAAACCATAAGAACAAGTTTTATCTTCTACTATATATAATCCCGTTACAAAGGTGCTTGTAACGAAAAAAAAATAAAAAATATTTTAAAAAAAACAAAACCGCAGGTCAGAAGGGAGACGAAATACTGCACAAAAATTTTAATGAGACTACACATACTACTATCTCGCCTAGTTATAAACCCTCCGGGTCATAGGTAGGGTTCCCTGAAGGGAACTACTTACTGTAGTTGACTTAGACCGCAAGAGTTGTTGGGGGTGAGAGTCCAATGCCTCCTTCTCCCCCCTTGTGTTTGGTGTTAGGGTTTCTGATTAGGAATCATTTGCTCCCGTGTTCACGGGGAGCAAATGCTCCCTTTGTGGATTGTAGGAAGGGGTTGTATTGTGGTTGATTTGTCTGTCATGTGGCAGTGGCTCGTGGCTAACTGTCCGTCCGAGTATCTTCTCGACATGTACACGCGTGGTGTGCTTGACGAGTCTATCATCAGTGTTACTGCGGTTGATGATGAGTCGCCTGAGTGTGACCTTGTTATTTCTGTAGCGGGCTTCCAGAAGGTGTATACGGTGGCTGAGCAGGTGAGTGACTTTGCGCGTCATAAGGCTAGTCTCAGCCCTATGGAGCAAGAGTGTCCGGACTGTTTAGCGCAGCCGGGTGAGTTGTGTCACATTGACTGTTCGTCTAATTGGGACGACTAAGGAGGTAAACCATGAGCAACATCATCGCCGCTACGGGGGCGCGGGAATTCTTCTCGCTCCCCCAAGCGGAAGACGCTCTCGCAGAATTGCGGGAGTTCATCGCAGTCAATAACAACGCTCTGTGGCTCGTCGGAGGCGCAGAAGGTTGGGACTTCGCAGTCATGCGCGAAGTTGCCAAAGCAGGGCAGAAGTTCACCCTCTGCCTGCCCAATGACGGGTATCTAGGGTATTACCTACCCAAGTGGACAGTCCGTGAACATGCAGCAGTCTTTGAGTCGCTTGCTTCGCAAGCTCACAAAGTTGTCACGGTTGCAGATAAGTTGTATGAACCTTCGCGTGACCCCCGCGACGGGGGACGCTCAGTTCACAGCAACTTTCTGCGCAATCAGTACATGGTGGACTATGCCGACCACATTGTGTCATTTTGGACAGGCAAGCAGTCAGGTGGCACAGTACACGCATTGCGCTACGCGCAATACAAGCAAGTACCAATGACGCATCTTGGTCAGCAGTACAAATAAAAAGGTCAGGGCATAGCCCCTCTCTCGCGGTGCGAGAGGGGCTAGCCCGACCCAAACAACAAAGGAGCAGTATCATGAAGTTCGAGTTCCATTGGACAACCACAGCGCTAGAAATCCCGCATGTGTGCGACATCTACATCAATACTACCAGCGCAGTTGCTATCCTTATGACGATTGTTGTTATCAAGTTAGCCAGAATGGGTAACACGGCACGAGCAACCAGAAAACAATCAAAGAAGCAGGTACAAAATGAGGGTACAGAACTATCTTGGTGAAGTGCTGAGCCAGTGGCTCATAGAGATAGATGAGGAGGAGCCGCGTGAGCGGGTCTTCTTCC